AGAAGACTATAATGCACAGAAAGGTGTTGGTGGTGATAAACTTCGTGCTATGATTAAAGGTAAGATGAGAATGGGTGGACCTACCATGGGAAGAGGTCTCTATGAAATGGGTGAAGAGGGAAAAGAATACATTATTGATGCAGATTCTACCAGGGCCCTGCAAGGAACTTTCCCTGGGTTCTTGAATGCTATAAACAAAGCAGATGGAAAATCAGTAATGGATGTTCTTGGAAAATATGCATCATATGATATGCCAGAAATCATTCCAGTTCCTGTTCCACAACCAATTCAAAATGCTGCTTCTGATGGATATGGAAAGGCAAAATCAGCAGTAACTAATGTTATCGTAAAGGGTAAGGAAGCATTTAGTGACATTCTTTACATGCGTTAAATAGAAATAAGAGGTAATACACATGGCAGATACTAAAGTAACAGGTGCTCAGTCTACTCCTGCTTTTATTGAGAGATTAGATGTCTTCTCAAATAAAGATCAGGGTAAGACTGTATCTATTGTAAATGGTGCGGTACAACTGATGTACTATGAGAGTCTTCTACAAGACTCTGTGATGGCAACTGTTACTTTCTCCGACTCAGGAAATTCAATTGATGAGAAGAGTGCCTTAGAAGGTCTTCCTATTGTAGGAACTGAGAAAGTAATTTTCAAAATTAAAGACAATAATGAAGAGCAAATAGAATTTACTTTCTATGTTAATAAAGTAACTCCTGTAGCAGATCAGACAACAAAGGGAATGGTCAATCTACATTTGGTATCAAAGGAATATATTCTCAATGATGAGGTTAGAATTAATAAAAGATTTGATGGTAAACCATCAGAAGCAGTTAAAGAAATTTTAACTAACTTTTTAGAAACTGACAAAGATATTACTGATATTGAAGACACAACAGAGTTGAATGGGATTCCTGGTCAATGGAAACCATACTACACATTGAACTGGTTATCCGGTAAGTGTGCTCCCTCCGATATAACACCTGGAAAGACCGCAGGTTTTTTCTTCTACGAAACATCAAAAGGATATCATTTCAAATCAATTGATACTCTACTGAGTCAAGAGAAAAAGAAGTCGATTATCTATAATGAAACTCCTGACTCAAGAGGTGCTAACATCCCAGAGGGATATGATATGAAAGCATTGACATTCTCTAAGGACAATCGCATCAATGTTCAAGAAAAGATGCAGGCAGGATTTCAATCAACACGAATCGTTTTGTTTGATCCATACACCTGTAAGTATGAAGTCCTGAATCCAAAGGCTACAGGAGATGATGGAGTCGAGGATTCTTTGAAGAAAGGGGGAAAGGAACTACCAGTTCTGAACCCAGAGTTTAAACGTCAAGGCAAAAACAAACAGTTCTCAAGGACAACTTATATTGTAAAAGATACTGGAACTCTACCGTCAGGATCAAGTAAGCAGCAGATTGAAAAGTCAAAGGATCCAAACTTTAGACCTGAACTGATTACCAATCAGGCAATTATGCGTTATAATCAACTGTATGCTTCTGAGATTGAGATCACTATTCCTGGTGATTTTTCTCTACATGCAGGTGATGCAATATACTTTGATGCACCATCAGCACAGAAAGATACAAAGAATGACGATATTGACCGCCAAATTGGTGGACTATATATTATATCGGCATTGTGCCATTTGGTTAATGCCAAAGGAACTTATACCAAACTAAATCTGGTAAGAGATTCCTTCGGTAGAACTGGAAAGGCAAGAGAGGGTACAAACGAATCTGGTAAACCAGCAACTCCAACACAAACACCTGGAGTACAAACCCCCTATCAAAGAACAGTATCACGATTAGCAACTGATACGACAAATACTTTCTAATAGTACTATGGAAAACATCGAGACTCATATTAAAAAGGATAAGGAAATCCTTGAAGACCCAACTATTTCGCCTCAGATGCGTCGGCATACTGCTGATGAATTAGAGCATCTTGAGATGTACCATAAAGCACATCCAGAAGATCATCATGATCCCTCACCATTAGAAATGTATTGTGATGAGAATCCTGAAACAGACGAATGTAGGATCTACGAAGATTAATGGAAGGATCAGCACTATTTAATTCTGGTTTTTTAGGCACACAATTTATTTGGTGGATCGGCCAAGTTGTCGATGACTCTGAATGGAGAGACAACATCCTGCCTGGAAAATTTGAGGATGCAAATAGTATTCCTGGATGGGGTAGAAGATATAAAGTTCGTATCATGGGTATCCATGATAAAGAAGAGGAGTCTATTCCTTCAGATCAGTTGCCTTGGGCAAGTGTCATGTATCCCATCACTGCTGGTGGTGGACAAACAGGGGCAAGTCAGACCCCCATGATCCGTCAGGGTAACTTTGTCTTTGGATTCTTTATGGACGGGCAAGACCAACAGGTCCCCGTCATCATGGGAATCATGGGGCATAATGCTCAGACTCCGATGTCAACTAAGATTGGTAAGACGGAATCTAACTTTGGTCCTACCAGTGGATATGCTGAGGGTAAAAATCCTCCAAAGGGTAATGCAAAACCAATTGCTCCTGATGATGGATTGGTTACTAAAAAACCAACCGATCCAAAGTTAGCTGCTGCACTTGCTCCTGCACCACCAGGAGTTCAACTTAACAAATTTGGACTAAGACCAGATCAACCTCTTAGTGCAATCCCTGGTGGATTGCAGGCTGCAACTGATGCTAGAGAGGTAGCAAGAAATGCAGGGTTGTCTCCCCTGGAAGTAGAAGATGCTGCTATGAAAGCAGTTGCAGATCATACTGCAAAATTAAGGAGGCAGCAAGAATCTCCATCTGCACCAAGCACTGGTAATCCAACAAAAGAAAATCCTGATGCAGTACACCAACTCTCTGCAGCAGATACAAAGAGAGAAGCAAAAATAAAAGAATGTATTGTTGTGATGAAGCCAGACCCTGATTCGTTTGTTCAATCAGCAGTGTCTGCGATTCAAACAACTATTAAAACACTGACAGAAAGACTTAACTCATATCTCAGTGCTATATCAAGTTATATTGATGCGGTATCAAGTGCGATTGAGAATGTGCAAAAATTAATTAGTGATGCTGCTTGTCAGATTGCTAAGTATATGAAGGTTTTGTTTGATAAGGTGATGGAGTACGTCCTCAAGATTCTGAACAAGACATTAGCAAAAGCAGTTGCAGCACTACCAACTCATATGAGATCAATGTTTGGTGATATGAAAGAAAAAATTACTGAACTGATTCTTTGTTTGTATGGTAAATTAACTGGAAATCTTTGTGGATTAATTCAAGGTATTCTTGATGATGCCTTAGATATGGGTAATGCAGAAAGAAAAGCAAGAGAGAACGTAGATAACCCACAGAATGATCAAGTGAAGAGACAACCTCAAGTTGGAACCTGTTATGCTGAAGATTTAATTGGTCAGGCACTATATGCAAGTAAAAGTGAAATTGAGAGTGCAAATAATAACTTACTCGATAATGTCAATGCCTTCTTAGAAGATATTCAAGATGAATTAGCAGGAGTAAGTGGCACTCTCTCTGATATTACAAACCTCCTTGGCGGTATCACTGGTAGCATGACTTCTGCTCTTAGTTTTAGTAATATATCCCTGAACGTATTTGGTTGTGAATTAACTCCAAACTTAGCAGTGTCTGACAAGTATTGCATGGCTAATGGTGGATCAGCGCAACCAGATTCGTCTCTGCCAAGTGCTAAGTCCATTGAGAATGCGACAAATAGAGAGAATGAAACTCCAAAAGCAGCACCAGAAGAAACTCCATTCGCATCACCACCAACATCTCAACCTGATATTGATCTTGATACTCCAATATCACAACAGGAGAGAGATGCAGTACGTCAGGGTAATATTGTTGACGAACAAGGGAATAATATTGGTACAATTACCTCCAGGGGTAGAACATAAATATACAATATGAAGGCAAAGTATAACCGATAATGTCCTTTAATATCTTCGGACCTGCAACTAAATGTGATATCAGGGTTGGATATATCGATCCTGAGAGAGGTTTTGTCGGCAATCTTTCAGTATATGATGCAAATAAGCAAGCAAAATTAAATCCAGGAACTACTTTTATCTTTAGAAGAAGAGATAAAATTCAGTTTATGAATATTAATGAGGTCAATAAACTTGAAGGAAAAGACCTCCTACCTACAAACTCAGCATCAGGAAGTAAAGGATGTGATGGTGTAACAGGTCTTGATATCTATGAAGATGGTGCATCAGGAGAGAGTGGATTTAGTGATCTCAAACCAGAAGTTTTAAAAGAGATTCCTCCCAAAGTAAGGTTCTCTGGTGGTGGAGGTATAGGTGCTAAGGGAAATCCTATCATTGGTAATGATGGATCATTACTTGCGATAGATTTAATTGATGGTGGTTGGGGATACCAGTATGCACCTATCACAGAAGTGTTTGATGAATATGGTATTGGATCTGGAGCTGTAGTTCGCTCCGTTATGATCGGGGATCCTGGGTATCCTGAATGTAAGTTTCTTACTACGGTAGAAACTTTTGAGAATGAAGAAGACTTTGAGGAGTATGACTTTAGTAGTTGTGCTCCTGCTGCTACATCAGGATCTTTTGGTAAAAGATATAATAAAGATGGGAAGGACATTGGAATATGGGATCCTACTGTTTATGCAAACCTTGATAATGATCCAGCAAGGATAGAGATTCAAAGATATCAAAATTTTCTTATCTCTTTAAGAAAAAATCAGAAAATTAATATCGATCAGAATGTAGTCCGTAATTGGTGGACTACAAGACAAGAGAGACCTATTCAGGTAACTGCAAGAAATAAGAAATCAAGGGTTGTTCATAAAGTTAGACATCCTGGATGGAACAATAGCGATGAAAATAATAAACCAAGAGAGGATACTGATTATATTGATGTCGTATTTAATATCTATAGTGCAGGTGCCAACAAAAGAAACCTGAGATTTATCTTTGCATCTGAGGATGGGACTGAAAAATTTGTCATCAAAGCAGATGACTTTAAAGACAAAAAAGTCCATGAAGTAACCAAGAGAATAAAGAAGAACGTAAACTACAATGTTTCTTCAAGTGGTGATAAAAAAGATACTGGAAAGGAAGGTAAGGGAGTAGAGCAAGGTTTAGCTGGTTTCCTTGGAAAAAATCCAAAAGAAAAAAATAATGGAAAGAAAGGAAAAGTTATCTTTGCCGACTTTAGAAATACGGCAAATGACAATGATGATTTGCAGATTGAATGTGTACAAGGTATATTCACTGCATCAAATAAAGATAAAAGTGAAGGGAGATCTACCTTTACTTTAACTTACAAGTTTGAAGACAGCAGGGCATATAGATCCTTGCAAGATAATGTAGAGAAAAGTTTCATGAACCGCAATGCGGTTTCTCCAGTTCCCCCATCAAATGCTTCTGGTAGTGACTTTGCTGGGATTGAACATACTATGGAATGGGAAGAAGATTTCCCATATGATGGAGAATATACCTTCAAATATCTTGCGGATAACGTTGCCGATTTTTATCTTGATAATGAATTAATTGGTAGAGCAAAAAGATTCAAAGGATCTCCTGAAAAGATAAAGCGATTTGTGCAGTCTGGTGTTCATAGGATCAGAATTGATCTTGAGAATATTCCAATCTATACCAATATAGTAAAACAAAGAGAAGAGAAGAATAGAATCCCTGTTGAGTTTGAAGTTTATGGGCAAGGAACTGAGAGGCATAGGCAAATAAAATTTGCATTTACTTCTGAGGATGGATCGCATTCTTTTGTTCTTGACAATGTTCAAAAGAGTGATAGTTCTTATAAAAAAGAAATCAATATCCTTAGAAATACAAATTATAAGGTTGTTGCAATTGCTGATGCTGCTCCAGAAAAAGTATCTGATAAGAAAGAATATAAGATTGAATTTGAAGGACTCAATCAGGCCAATAACCCAGTTTTTGTCTCTCCTGGAGGAAAATTCATTAGATTAAAAGATGGTGACGGTGATGATCATAATGCCACTTTTAAAATTGACTCCACTTCTCCTGGAATAAAAGCAAAGTTCTCTGATGATGCATCAAAGTTAATTGTCACTGGACAATCAAAAGGTGATGTTACTCTAAAATTAGAATGGGACGATAATCCACGCACAGCTGGTGTTGCCGTAAAGTCAATTAAGATAGGTGACACTAAGTGGATTCAGAGTGGTGGAAAAGGTAATGTTTCAAG